AATGCCAGTGTCAGAACAAAACAGGGCCAGACAGTTTTTGAACAAGAAACCCTCAGACGCGCAAATCCTGGCGCGCATCAGGCAGATCGCCTCCGGAAAGACTGTCAAATCTGCCGAAAAATTCGCCTATCTGCAAAATGCACTGCAGAACTCACCCAACAACACGCACTACAAAATGTCTCAAGCCATGTTCGCCATGGAAAATAACACCCCGGGCGTGTACATGATTTCCCAGCGAAAAATGTTGGGTAATAAATTTAACATCCCCAAGAACGCCGTCAACAAGTACTTGTCTAAATTCACCCCTCGAAAGAAGGTTGCCGCCCCGAAGACGAACAACAGAATCCGGAAACTCGTGAAGAATTTGGCGAACGCTACCGGAGTGTGCAATAACAAGTAAAAGACTAACTTTTTTACAATTCAGATGAAATCATGGATTGTAAAAATTGTTACGGAAAAAAAAACTTAAGCCCCGCGCAAGATGACGAGGGAGATACTGAGGAGGAAAGCGTCGACGAGGTTTTCGATCGGCTTCAAAACGCTGATGTGCTTGACGAGAGACCGGTTCCAGAGGAATCGGAGGAAGAAGGTGCTGATGAGGAGGGTGAGCACCATGAGAAGGATCTCGGTGATGGCGTCGGACTTGTTCTTGGTCTTGACAATGTCTCTGAGCATTTTGAATTTATAATATAAGTTAACATTATAAATGAAACTCCTTCCCACGAGTGGTTCGGAGAAGCGTTTCACCCACCGGCTCTGGGGCAGCAGGGTTGGTATTGGAAACAACAACTGCCTGGCGTACGCCTTCCACGACTTTGAGTACTACCGGATGCAAAAGTCCACCCCAGGTGACCGCTCCGGGCTGTCCAACAACGGACACTCGTACACGAACTGCCGTGACCTCCCTAGGCGCGTCATGAGCGACAACCCGGGAAAGGTGTACCTTTGCAACCCGGACAAGAGGTGCAAGAGCGGATTCTACAAGGTGATGCTCTTCGTGGCGCCGGCGCGCCCGTCTGACTGGATCCGTCAGGGTGATTTCCACTGGTACAAGCAGCACAACGAGGTGGAATACAAGATCAAGGAAGGGGACACGGTGGCGTCCATCGCCCGTTTTTTCGGGGTGTCCAGAACGGTCATCGAGAACGCCCTGAAGAAGCGGCGCATGACCAAACCCGTGCGAGGTCGCGTGATCGTGTTCAAGGCGAACGTGTGGTCACACAAGCGAGGTTGGGCGACCGGTCCCTTGCTCGTGGACGCCAAGGGCAAGCCCATCTACGACCCCCGAAAGGCGGCGAGGGCGTATCCGGGTTTGAACTACAAGACGTTCTGCTCATCCTTCTGTGTCAAGAACAAGGGTATCAAGGTCGGTAAGAGTCATCCCAAGGTCCGTAAAAAGACTGTCTAGGTCGACGACGTCGTCAAACTCCATGTTCATGTCGAACACGTCGAAAACGTTAAAGATCTCGTTCTCCGTGAGCGTGAGCGCGTTGGACCTTCCGGTGTAGTTATTCGTCACCGTCATGGTCACGTGGAATCTCTTGCCGTCGAAAACTTTTCGACACACCGGGCACGTGTTTTTGCCTTTTTCTTTCCATTTTTCCAGGCAGTGAGAATGAAAGACGTGCCCGCACCGGATCGGTTGGGTGTTCCGGGTGCTCCTCACCTCGTTGAGGCATATGGAACACGTCTCCATTTATTCCTGGAATAATGAATTGTTTTTTTCACCGTAATTTTAATACAAGTTCTTGAGTTCCTTTCCGAGGACCGGGGCGTCGCACTTCGTGCACGGACCCTCTCCTTGGGTGCGTTGGAGGTTTTGAACCAACGCCGGACCTTGTTGTTGGAGGAGTTTTCTGTAGGAGTAGTTGTCTTCCATCGCGATGGAATTTTGTTGCATCACGTAGTTGTTCACGAGTCTGGATGAACCACTGATGGTGAAGCATCGTCCGTCTGCCATGCCGAGTCTCTGAGACATGATTGTTATTATTACATACACTAGAAATTTATTTGTCTGTTTTCGGTGGTCAGGAGCCAACTTTTGTATCCCCTCTGCCTGAGCACGGAAATCAGATCGTTCACCTTGTACCCGTGATAATCGTCGAAGAGATCTTTCTCCTGCGTGGGTGCGACCCGAAGGTCCATTCGCTCGTTTATGTGGGACACGATCACGTTGTACCCGAAAGCGATCTCTTTGAGGGTCTCCGCGCCGGTGATGATGATCTTACCGGTGCTAAATATCGAACACGTGATCTCCTTCATGTCCTCCGCCGGTTTAAACTTGACCTTGACCGCGCTGTACCTGTCCGGTTGGAAAGTCGTCTTGAACACGCTCGCCTGTGAGAAGTGCTCGGCGACGGACATCAGATTGAGGCTGCTGTTGAGGGAAAAGTTGGAGTTGATCATGACCACCCGGAAATCCTTCGGTGGTTCCTCGATGTTCACAAATTTTTTACAGATCCACGAGAGTTGGCTTATGATCCGCTTGCAATCGAATAAGTCCCTGGCACCGGCGATCTGGACACTGCCGTTCGAGAAAAGTTTGACGCTCTTCGTGCTGACGTCCTCGCACTTGAGGGTTATTTGGTTGTAAAAGGCGGTGGTGTTGTTCAGCCTCCACGTGAATCCCTTCGAGTGGTGGGCACCCGCCCTCTTCAGGGTCACGTCTCCCACCTTTTCCAAACGACTTCGAAGTTTGCATATGTCGATCGTCGTGGCAAACTTGCTGATGATCGTGATCGTGGTGATCTTCACCCACGACGGACGGACTTCCTCCGGAAACGAAGACCGGAACTCATCGAGGGAGAGTATGTAGGAGAACGAGTTGTTGGCGACGCTCGAGTACGTCGTCTCGGACATGGCGTCGGAAAGTGTCGCCTGGCTTAAAAAGAAAACTTCAAGTTAAAACAATCATGACCTCGTTCATAAAGAGTGCGATTTTCACTTACGATGTGGAGAGCAAATTGGAATACGTGGAATTTCAATACACCCAATGGGTGCCCTCGCTCCAAGAGTACGAAGAGCGGGTCGATTACTTGCAGACCCGTCCGATCGGGGACTGGACCGAGATTCAAGCCCTCCGTCGCAACCTCGCGTACGAGAAATTCCTGGACACCATGGTCGAACAGACCGATGAAGTGGTGCGCCGGAAGACGTCCGCGAACTTCGAGAGCGTTTACGACCAAAACGTGGACAACTTGGAAATCAAGCTCTGGCTCATGAACTGCATGAAGATTCTCGATCCGAGTTTCGAACCGCCCTACATCAACAAGAAGGCGGCGTGGCAGCGTGATCTCGTGGATTGGATTTTGACGGATACAATTCACGATCTCATCGAGAGATGTCGAAACGTCCACCGATTGGACAGACTTTACCATATTACAAAGTTAATAGAACTAGAATCAAAAGAATTATAATACTGAGTTTCCCCTTGTTGTTTCTCACGACCTCACCCACGATGAAACGTCTCGGGCTCGGCGACACACGTTGCCCGCACTCCGCCTTCTCGCGTCTCGTGAACCCGTAGTCGATGTTGCGTTTCGGGTGAAGCGGGCGTTCGAGTGGGCAGTTCTTTTCCTTCGGAAAACAATAATCCGTGGTCCTGTATCCCGCTCTCGCGGCGACGGCGCACCCAGGGCTGGGTTCCGGATCGGCGACTCCGTACCCCTCGTCCCGGATCTCGTCCGTGAAGTCGGCAAACTCTCCGACCTGTCTCACCGTGCCTGGGACCGACATTTGCCCGGTGGTGAAAGGGTTGATGTCGTTGATCGTGTTTTCGTCACTGAGCATGAGCTCGCTCATGTTCCTTTGATGATACGCGAGAATATTTTTTTTGGTTTAACTTTGACCGGTGTTCGGACCACATTTCGTCCAGGTCTATCCCAAGCATGGCGGAGATTTGAAAGAGGTAGGAGAAGACGTCCGCCATCTCCTGTCGCACGTCCGTGCCCCTGTCTTTCTTGAGCCCGGTTTTTTTGAAGGTGCGTTTGTACTGCCGGATGGCGGACGCGAGCTCCCCGAACTCTTCGGTCAGCAGAAGCCACACGGTGTCCACCGGAACCTTGTCCCACCCCTTGTCCTTGCACACTTTTTCCGTCTCCTGTTTGTATACGTTGAGTGACATCACCTTATTAGTCCATACTCTGAACTCTTTAATTAGTTGATGCCGATCTTGTTGTTGATGTCGATCTTCTTCCCGAAAGTGGTCGTGTTCAGGGGTCGATCCATCGGTTCGGAGATGGTCTCGATGTCACGGATGTAGTTGACGTATTGCGCGACGCCGGTCTTGATCTGGCGGATCGCCTCGTCGATAACGATCGTGTTCATCGCCCGCACCTGCTCGTTCACGTCCGAGAAGTGGTCACCGCTGTTGTTGATGAAGACCACCCGCATGAGGGCGTACAGGTCGTTCGGGTTTTGGTAATCGATCCGGATGTTCGTGTCGTTCCTGAACTTCTGGCGGATACCCTTCTGGACCAGGTGCATGTTGAACTCGCTGAAGTATAAACTGTTCAGGGGAGTCGGCGTCTGCTTGAGTGAATTCAGATTCATTTGATATATGTGGACAAAATTATTTCCTCGGTAAGTAATAATGAAGATTCAACTCAACGATCTCGAGGAGGCGTACGGCGCGCACAAGCCGGAGAACGTCGACGAGGTTCCGTGCAAGGCGCCGCAGTGCTTCGTGAACTCGTACGCACCGGTCAGCAAGCCCGGTGAAATCGGCACGTTCCACAACAACACTTACTTTCTCCAACCCAATAGAAAATTAGAATTGGCGGGTGCGGTTTCCGTGAGATCCAAGGATTTCAAATGCACTTAAAAATGTTTTGCGTAGAATAGGTATACACAAGAAAAAATGATGAGAGTCACCAAACGTTCCGGTAAAGTTGAAGATGTGAGATTCGACAAAGTCGTCACCAGGATCTCCAACTTGACCAGCGGACTCTCTCAAGCGTGCGATTCCTCCAAGATCGCCCAGCAGGTTTTCTCCAGCATGTACGACGGGATCCACACCAACGAGATCGACACGCTCTCGGCGGAGATCTGCGTCGGGATGATCACGAGCGATCCCGATTACGAGGTCCTCGCCACCCGGATCGTCGCCTCGAACATCCAAAAGACGGCGCCGAACAATTTTCACACCGCGATGAAAAAACTTCGAACCGCGGGTGTGGTCACGGACGAGGTCGTCAAGGTTGCAGGAGAGGTCAAGGAGAAGATTGTTCCGGAGAGGGATTTCGATTTCGGGTACTTTGGTCTGAAGACCCTGGAAAAGAGCTACCTCCAAAAAGTGGACGGAAAAATCATCGAGACCCCTCAGTACATGTTCATGCGCGTCGCCATCGGCATTCACGGCGCGGACGTCGACGCCGTCCTGAGCACGTACGAGTCCATGAGTCAGGGGTTCTACACGCACGCGACGCCGACCCTGTTCAACGCCGGGACGCCGAGACCACAGATGAGCTCGTGCTTCCTGGTGGCGAACAAGGACGACAGCATAGACGGGATTTACGGCACCATCACCGAGTGCGCGCAAATCAGCAAGTGGGCTGGGGGCATCGGTGTGCACATCCACAACGTGCGGGCGAACAAGAGTTACATTCGCGGAACCAACGGGAAATCCGATGGTATCATTCCCATGCTGCGCGTGTACAACTCCACGGCGCGGTACGTCAACCAAGCCGGAAAGAGAAAAGGGTCCATCGCCGTCTACCTCGAACCGTGGCACGCCGACGTCATGGATTTCCTGGATCTCCGCCTGAACCAAGGGGACGAGGAGGCGAGATGCCGGGACCTGTTCACCGCGATGTGGATCCCGGATTTGTTCATGAAGAGGGTGGAGGAAGACGGGCAGTGGAGCCTGTTCTGCCCGGACACCGCCAAAGGTCTGTCCGATTGCTACGGCGACGAGTTCGAAGCCCTGTACACAAAGTACGAACAGGAAGGGCTGGCGAGGGAGACCGTCCCGGCGCAACAGGTGTGGCGCGCCATCCTCAAGAGTCAGACCGAGACCGGAACCCCGTACATGCTCTACAAAGACGCCATCAACTCCAAGACAAACCAGAAGAACCTCGGTGTCATCAAGAGTTCCAACTTGTGCTCGGAGATTGCGGAGTACACCGACGAAAACGAGACCGCGGTGTGTAACTTGGCGTCCATCGCCCTTCCAAAGTTTGTCCGGGGTGGGAAGTTCGACCACGAGAGACTCCACGAGGTGGCGAAGGAAGTCACGCTCAACCTCAACCGGGTCATCGACAAGAACTTTTACCCTGTGGAGACCGCGAGGCGCTCGAACATGAGGCACAGACCCATAGGCATCGGTGTCCAAGGCTTGGCGGACGTCTTCATCCTCCTCGGACACCCCTTCGACTCCCCGGAAGCGCGAAAACTGAACGCGGAAATCTTCGAGACCATCTACCACGGCGCACTCGAATCCAGCCACGAACTCGCTCTCGTGGAAGGTAGCTACGAAACCTTCGAGGGGTCGCCCTTCTCCCAGGGCATCCTCCAGTTCGACATGTGGGAGGGAGGAGGCAAACGAGTGCTCTCCGGCAGGTACGACTGGGACGCCCTCAAGGCGAAGGTGAAACAGGGGATGCGGAACTCCCTCCTGCTCGCCCCGATGCCCACGGCGTCGACGGCACAAATCTTGGGCAACAACGAGTGTTTCGAGCCGTACACCACGAACATTTACCTTCGCCGGACCCTCGCCGGGGAGTTCGTGGTCGTCAACAAGCACCTGGTGAAGAACCTCCAAGAGCGCGGTCTGTGGTCCAAGGAGATGAAGGACCTCATGGTCAAAGCCGGGGGTTCGGTGCAAAACATCCTGGACGTCCCGAAGGAGACGAAGGACCTGTTCAAGACGGTGTGGGAGATTTCCCAAAAGGTCATCATCGACATGGCGAGGGATCGGGGTCACTTTATCGACCAAACCCAAAGTATGAACTTGTTCATGGAGTCCCCGACGTTCGGTAAACTCTCGAGCATGCACATGTACGCCTGGAAGAGCGGTCTCAAGACCGGCATGTATTATTTGCGCTCGAAACCAAAGGCGCGCCCTATTCAATTCAGCCTCGATCCCGATTGCGTGGCGTGTAGTGCTTAAAGTTTTTAATCGATATCTAAGAAAGAAATGAAGTTCACAGAGGTTCTCGAAAACGTCAAACTCCACCCGTACAAGAACAAGCGAATCCTCGTGACCACCCATGCGGACTCGTCGCTGAAGATTCAGTTCCCCCGGATGTACATGCCCTTCGGCATCGCCGGATGGACCCCTGAGGTGGGCGAGGTGAAGTACAACGTCGATTTCAGCCTCACCGGGTACGACGAGGAAGGCAACTACGTCAAGAAATTTTACGACACCATCGTGGAATTAGAGAACGCGGTCATCGAGGAGGTGGCGTCGCAGAGCGTGGAAATCTTTGGCAAGGAGATGACCAAGGACGAGTTGTACCCGCTGTTCAACTCCAACATCAAGGAGGGCGTGAACGGACACCCACCCAAGTTCCGTGTGAAGGTGGACACCACGGTGCACGGAGTCTTGAAGGCGGACGTCTTCGACGCCAACAAGAACCGGTTGAAAGATCAGATCGAAAACGGTTTGTATTCAAGAAATTCGGGACGAGCGTTGGTCGAGATCGCTTCGGTGTATTTCTTGAACAAAAAGTTCGGCATGACGTATAAGTTGTCTCAACTCATGGTTCACGAACCGGAGAGACTCAAAGGGTTCGCCTTCAACGTCGGTTCTTCTTAGGAGTAGAAGAAGCAGTTTGTAATATGTGATAGATGGCTTGACTGTCCAACAAAAGTTTGCCTTGAATCCGGATGAACGACTCCGGGTCGCGCCCATTCTTTATTTTTGCCAACCTGACCGCTTCAGACCAGAGTGCTCGGGTCATATCTTAACTAATTCTGAGATTTTTATTTCCTGGCGGAACCGTTGGAAGTACCGGTGTGCTTACCCGCCAAGATCTTTTTGAAAGCCTTGACGGTTTCCTTGTACGTCTTCGTGCCCTTCTTCGCGACCGGGATGAACTCACCGCGTGAGTAGTTCTTACCGACGTGTTCGACGGCTTGACGCCACGCCTTGAGGGTCTTCGCTTGCTTCGCGCTGATAGCCATGATGTTTTTGTACTATTACAACAGATTTTTTTTCACTTTAGTCGCTAAAGTAGTCGTCATCGGAATCGTCCTGGATTTCACACGGGAGTTCCTTCACCTTTCGCGGCACCCTCTGTTTCTTCACCGGTTCCTCGATGCCGTGTTCCCTGTGGTACAGCACCTTGTCCCAGAACGCCCGCATGACCGGAAGGTTCGTGTCCCACCATCCCCTGTCACGCTCCACCTCGACGACCACGAACTCTTCCGGGGATGGCCAGTTGAACTCCGCTGGTTTATACTGGATAAAGTACGCCTTGGGTAAGTCTAAAATCTCCATACACAACTGTAATTGGGGCATGTAATGTTCGGGAACTTCCGGTAAAATTTCTCGACGCATCGGACACTTGATCTCCACGAGACAGTTGGTCTCCGTGATACCGTCCGGAGACCCCCCGAGCCAGTCGTGGTCCGGGTGTGGGCACAACCCGATCTCGTGGACGACCTCGTTGTACCTTTCCTCGAAAAGGATCCTCGCCTCGTCTTCGTATTTCTCTCCGTGCCTCGTCGCCTCGTTTCCCATGAATTTTTCACCTTTTCCACACTTTTTCAGGAGGAGTTGGTGTGGGGTCTCGTACTTATTGCATCCGATGGCGGTGGCGGCATCCGAGGCAGTAAGCATGTTCCCTCTCAGGCGGAGCCATTCCTCTGATTTCTGGGCGGCATACTCCCGCTCGATGAGCCTCTTCACGTTCGGGTGCATTGTACTAAGTGATCGCCCGTTACCCTTAAGTGGGGTGGGTAGAAGAAAGCTTTAGCCGCGTTTTGCTCCGCCTGTTTCTTGTTCTTCGCGTGTCCCTCCCCGACGTACGCGTTCTGCACGTACGCCTCGACGTAAAACACCCCGTCGACGTGCGCCTTCACCCTGTAGTCCGGAAGCTCGAGGCTGTTGGTCTGACAGTACCGCATGAGGTGATCCTTCCAGTTGTCGTCCACGTTGATGATGTTCAGGTCAACCATGCTCGGGTCGTTGTATATCCGGAGGACGAATTCTTTCGCGTGGAGGAGCCCGAGGTCCATGTACACCGCGCCCACGAGGGCTTCGAAGACGTCCTCCAAGATTTTGGGATTGGTGTACCAGCCGTTCTGCATGCCCTTGGTGTCCATCTGCACGTACATCCACAAACCGAGTTTCTTCGCAATCTGGGAGAGGGTCTCGTGCCGGACGAGCTTCGTGCGCGCCTTGGTCAGGAACCCCTCCTGTCGGTCCTCGAACCTGTCGAACAAAAATTTGGTGACTATGAACCCGAGCACGCTGTCGCCGATGAACTCGAGGGTCTCGAACGACTTCTGGGACGGGTCCTCCTTGACTTTGCTTTTGTGGGTGAACGCTCTTTGGTACAAACTCAAATCATTGATTTTTGTACCAAGGATGTTTTCGACAATGGTTTTAGTCAGAACATTCATAATATATTCTTTTTACAATTTATTTTTTTAAGCCGTCGTCGTCTCTACCGGTTTGATGTAGTGCGGAGACAAAAACTTTTGAAGGTTGAGGAAGGTGACGACCGTGTCCTCCGGTGGGGAGAGGAGTTCCTTCAACTTCTCGTCCAAGATGATTTGGCGACCGTTTTCCGGGTGCTTCAAGCCCTTGGTGGTGATGTACTCGTTGATCTTCTTGGTGACCTCAGAGCGCGAAACCAACTCGCCTTCCGGAATGCCGATGAAAGCTCGGAGCTTGTCGGTGACTTGCTGCTTGCGGTTGAACCCGTTGTTCTTCGCGCGCTCCTTCGCCTTGCTACCGTCCGGGTCGTCCTGCTTCGCCTTGATGCGACGGCAAAGCTTCATGAGCGCCTTCACCTCCGAGCGGAGGGAGGTGATTTCTTGTTGCAAGTTGAACTCTTCTTCGGTAGACATCTTATACCTTTCTTTCTACGAGACTCTTTAAGCCATGAACATCGTGCTTATTACCACCAACAAAATCAACACAATTTTCAGGTACGGGAACGGGTCGTCGCCCCGGATCTCCTTCACATCCACGACGCGGTAAGGGTGCTTCGGGTGGTCACCGGGGCATCCGCCTGGACAGCAGCGCTCAGGACACCGATGGATCTCGGCGCCGATTTGTTTCCCACAGAACTGGTACTCCTTCGGTCGGGTCGAGTCCGACCGGGCGTAGCACCGGCATCCCTCGCAAGTGTTCATACTACATTAGGCAAATATAAAAGTTAAAGAGAAGCCGCGTCTACTCAGTACAAGACAAGATGATTACTTTTGCCAGCGAACTCGGAAAGAGCGATGAGGACGGGATGCGATACGTCCGCGCCCAGAAGGACGACGGGAAGAAGGTGTTCATCCAGCTCAACCACGTCACGGTGACGTCGAGTGTGAACGGAACGGTGACCTTGGACCTCTCAGGGAAACACGGTCCGGTGAACGCAAAAAAAATCGCCGACGTTGATGAGGTAACCCTCCGGGCTGCGCAGGAAAACTCCAATGCGTGGTTCGGTAAGGCGCTCTCCCAAGCGACGATCACCAGCACGTACACCCCCTCCTCGGTCGAGAACGCCCTCGAGGTCGACCGTATTCCCCACACGAGGGTGTTCAGTGGCAACCTCGAGCCCGCGTCCTTTGGAGAGATCCAGGAGGGCACGAAATTGAACGTCATCGTCGAGTTCGGTGGGTGTTGGTTCGCCCGGAAGAGCTTCGGGGGCGTGTGGAACCTGGTCCAAGCCAAGATTCACACACCACCGCCACCGCCGCCACCGGAATACCCAGAAGAATACGCCATGGACGACGACGAACCGGAGGCGGTCGAGCCGACCCCAGCGGTCGAGCCCGAGCCCGAGCCCGAGGCGTCTCCGGACCCAGAGCCGGAATCCACAGCGGACCCCGAGGCAGAGGCGTAGAAAAAATGTCTTGACATAGTATATAATGAAGGGTGTTTCCACGAAAGTCTTGATGGTGATCGCCGTTGGCGTTCTCATCTACCTGGTTATGTCTCCCAATGTCTCCACCTACTCCATCGTCGAACGCGAATACGCCGCGGTCGGTGGTGCCGGACCGTCAGCCGGTCCGTCCCCGGCGACGTCCGTCCCGACGTGCAGCGTCAAGGCTGGCAACGGTTTGGCTTCCGCCTTGTTGCCCAGAGAAGTCGCCGCGGACGAAGACTTCGGTGAGTTCGCGCCGCAAGACATCCTCAAGAACCAATCGTTCTTGGAACCGAGATCCCAAATCGGGTTCCCGGAAACCGCGGGTGGCGCCTTGCGCAACGCGAACCAGCAAATCCGCGCTGATCCGCCAAACCCGAAGGAGTCCTACGTGTGGAACAACTCCACGATCGTGCCGGACCTCATGCAACGTGACTTGGTTTAAAGATTAGGATAATTAATAACTATATAAATGTCATCAGAACAACAGCACAACGAACTCTCCGATGCTGTCAATCGGCTTGTCGAAATCACCAAGCAGATCGCAGAGGCACGTAATGATATCAAAATTCTGACGAGCGCGGAGAAGGCGCTCAAGGAACAGGTGAAGGGGCAGATGATGAAAAACGGGATCGACACCATCAACCTCAAGAAGGGGAAGATTTCGGTGAAGAAATCCGTCAGGAAGAGCACGATGACGAAGAAGACCGTCGTCGCCGGGCTCATGTCGTACTTTGAGAACGACGAGAAGAAAGTGGAGGACATCTTGTCAGTGATCGCGGAACAGTTGGAAACCAAGGAAAGCACCTCTTTAACAATGACAGGTATTAAGGATAAAGCTCAAGATTAAGGTAACATGGTTTGGTCTCAATATGTTTATGAGGCGCACGCCGGACTCGACGCCGTGTCAAGCGACGACGACGATCCGAACGGCGCCGAAACCAGTCTTCTGAATGTACACGATTTCCAGGACGAATATTCAGAAGATTTATACTACATGTGGGAAGCCCTCGAGGAACTGATGTATGACATGTTCGTCGACACGCGGAAGGATTTCAGCGATTTCGTCGATCTGTGCTACGCCGGGGCGTACTCACACCCGGACGAAGAGGACATCGACGTCGATTACTGCTCGGAGTCGGACATCCAGTACATTTACGACACGCTCCGGAAGCACGACAGGAACGGGTTTTTGAAGAAGATGCCGTTCAACAACTTTTTTAATTTCCTAGACCCGGTGGAAGGAAATTTTAAATCTCGTGGATAAGTAAAACAAGATGATTGACATCACCAGTGCAAAGGTTGCAACACCGGCATCGCTTTTTTTGGCTTTGTCCCCGGGGCTTCTGCTTACGGTCACCGGAAAGGGCGTCAAGTTCGCAAACGGAAAGACGAACGCCAGCGCTATCTTCATCCACGCCCTCGTGTTCATGACCGTCTACAGCCTGATCGCCAAGGCGTTGAAGCTCGTCCTCACGAGAACCGACCTCATCGTGACCGCGGCGCTGTTCGTCCTCCTGTCCCCGGGTCTCCTCTTGACCCTGCCGTCGGGTCCGGGTGGAGTCTTCCGAAGCATGGAGACGAGTGCGCAATCCGCACTCGTGCACGCCGTGGTCTACGCCGTGGTGTTCGCGTCATTGAGGAGGCTTTTCCCATCTTACTACTAAGTAGGAGAATGAAATATGTCGCCATCGGTCCAGCATCGATGGGTATCTTCGCGTACATCGGCTTTCTTAAGAAGATCGAAGACCGGTTGGAACACGTAGAGGAGTACTCCGGGGCGTCCGCGGGTGCGATCATCGCCTCCATGCTTTGCATCGGAAAGAGTGTGGACGAGATATTCAAGATAAGCATGGACCTCCGCATAGACGAGTTCATGCAGGTGAACATCTCGAGTTTCCTCAACGAATTCGGGTTCGTCGACATGGACCCGGTCAGGAAGAAACTCAGGGAAGTTTGCGGCGCAGATCCCACGTTCGCAGAGTTGGATAAGACCCTTTACGTGAGCGCCTACTGCCTCAACACGGGACGCACGGAGTACTTTTCAAAGTTCAACACACCGGACATGAAGGTACTCGACGCCGTGTGCATGTCCATGGCTATCCCGCTCGTGTTCAGTTCGTGCAAGTACAACGGGCACACCTACGTCGACGGGGGCACGCACGAGACGATCCCGGTGGAACCCTTCCTGGATAAGAAACCCCACCAAGTGTTTTGCGTCAAGTTGGAGGAAGAAGACAAGTACATAGAAGACATAAGTAACCACGTGCACTTCGTCGAGGCGCTCCTGCGATCTTCGCTCCGAAATAGGCGCGAGCACGTCGGCAAAAACATGAATTTGATCAAGGTGAACGTCGGCGACGTCAACGTCTTTGACTTTTCGATGGACCACGAAACGAAACTGAAATTGTATTTACTAGGATATGACACACCGTGTTTTTTTTGTAATGATAATATATATGGATGAATGATAAACGTCTGTGAACCGACGACCGAAATACAGGACATTCAAACTTTCATCAAACAAAACACAGGAGCCGATGTGAAATTGACCCGGAAAGAAGCGTGTGAGGTGTACTCGGACATCAAGTACAAGAGGCTACCCCTGCCTCCGATGTCCCTGTCGCGTGATAAAACGCACCTCGTAGATGTGAAGATGCCCGTCACGTTTAACGAACTCGACTACATTTTCAAATCGAAAACGTCCATCGCTGAACTGAAGAGGATCGCACGGAAGATTCGCGCCCCGTACCCGGAAAAGCCGAAAAAGTCCGAAGTCCTCAAAGGCATTCACTCCAAACTCCGTAGTCTCGGAGTCATGGAACCCATCCGGATCACCAAGAAAAGGGTCATCCAAATGAAAAAGGAAAAAGTGAACAAACCGGTGAGTTTGATCACGAACGAGAAAAAGAGGAGTGTTGAACCAGTGAGTGTGAATACGAACGAGAACAACAGGAATGTTGAACCAGTGAACGTGAACACGAACGTGTACGTACCCCCGAATGAGAAAAATGAATTCTTGGAAAACGAATTAAACATCAAAGAAGCATTCATGAATAAGTTCGAAGCAGATGTCAACATCCAAAACGAACTCAACGTTTCTCAACCAAAGAAGAAGGCGAACGTTCCACCGGAACCTAGGGATGTTGACGTGTTGAATAAACTCAACCAACTCATAAACAATCGGAAGAACAACAATAATGTGAACATCCGAACGAACAACAATAATGTGAACATCCGAACGAACAACAATGTGAACATCCGGAAGAACAACAATAATGTGAACATCCGGAAGAATGTGAACCAAAAGAAGACCAATAACGTGAAAGACAACGGCAAGGTGAAACCTGGATTTTTTAGAGGCATTTTTGGCACAAAGAAAGAAACC